CTTGGCCGCGTTGGTTTCAGTAAAGCGTTTGATCACCTGCGCGGTCGAATCGTCAGTCGCCATTTTTGCCGTCAGACCCGGCACCTTGATAACATCCAACTTCATATCGGCGACGATATTGGTGATCGCCGTCTGGATGATGCCGGCCGACTTGATGGCTTCGGCGACCGGCTGCAAGACGCTATCACCCCAAGCATCTTGGGCCCGCTCGATGTCGGGATAATCGAGACCGATAAGGCGAATGACACGCGACGGATGAATGAAGATCGCTTCGCCCGGCGCGTAGCCCAATTCTGTTTGTCGACCGATATTCTTGACGTCGCCCGGTGGATCCGGCGTCAAAAAATTACTGCGCATATAATAGCTCGGCTCACCATACCAGGGACTGGTGATGTCGAGCACGCGCGGGCCGGCCATGATCATCCACTTCTCGACCACGTGGATGAATTTGAGATCGCCCTTGCCGACAGCATCGACGTCGAGCTCGTCATTGAAGCGCCCCTGGTCGACACCCAGGATCAGCACTGCACCACCATACAAACGCGCTTTTTCCATTGCGTTGAGCAACTTCAATTGCAACGCAAAATCTTTTTCGGTTTGCTCGAGCTTTTCGATCTGGTCCGGATCGGCTTGCCATTGCCGCCACGCACGACAACTATCGAACGCCGGCAATTGCACGATCTTGCGCGCAATCCAATCCCCGCGGAAAGCGTTTTCCAATTGCTCCGGGTTCAACACCTGCAACGACCAATGCTGATGCGTGACCCGATCTTTCCACAGCCCAAAACCAGTCAAGAAATTATTGAAGGAATCGAACCAGCTGTGCGGACCAGAAACTACTGTAGCCATATCAAAGTCCTGCTCCTTTCATCAACCAATAACTGATCACGTACAGCACCAACATAATGCCGCCCAAGACGAGGCACCATTTAGCAAATTGGTTCATCGAATTATCCCGTCCAGAGCGAGACGAGATCAGCTGCAATACCTGCAAACAATGCGACGAGAATACATGCCAGCGCCAGAAGCAACCAAAACGCCCAGCGCGATCCACTTCGGTTCATCGATTGAGTAGGGCGACAAACTCTGCTGCCGTGTAACCGAGCTTGTTACCATCGACGACGACGTGCTCAGGCTCACCCGGCTTGCCATCGACTGCGTCTTTGGCCGCACGCGCTTCGACCGGCGGTTTGCCACCGAGACCGGATACCGGATCTGCGGGCTCGCCAGGATGTCCTTCGACGGCTTCCTGTGCCGGCTCGGGTTTGACTTCCGGGACTTCCGGCACCACTTCGATCGCCTTGATCTGCGATACAATCAAAACCTTCGGCTTGCCTTCGGAAGTAACAAGAATTGCGTGGGGCATGATCTTTCTCCTTGTGCGACAAAAGCGCGCGGAAATTCTTCAATAGTTCTGGAGCAAACTTGCTGCTAAGTGTTTGATGTTTGTTTGATTATCAACAACAAATAAAACGTCAACTTGCATTGCCAACTGACCTATGCTATTTTTATTGCACGGTCGGGTGAGAGACGGCCGGGCTATTTGACAACTCAAACCAGAAAGGTAACGGACATGACACAAACACGTCCCGACTTATTGAAATACGTGAACGAACTACGCGAATACGATCACGCCTTCCTCGCCCCCGCAGGTGCACAATACTTCGCTGAAGCATTCGGGTTTACGGCCAAGACCTACACAGTCGAAGCCAGCCCGAATGAACCTAAAGGGCTCACACTTCACAACGGCGCCAAACAGGCTGAAGGAATAGCAGCAGACCGTCTCGCCATAGACATCTGCTGCCACGTCGGAGTCGAGTACGAATCTAAATTCGGACGCGGCTCCCAACTACGCGCCTGCTGCGATGCACTCGAACAATGGCTGCGCTACCAAGCAGTCAAAGTCGATACATCCTGGCGCATTCAAGTCGACGGCAGTGAGTTGGTCGGTTGGTATATGACCGAACGACAAGCACAGGCAGGAATTGCCAAGCGCATTCGCGAAACACTTTCCTGACTACTGAGGGGGCTTCGGCCCCCTTTTTTATAAATCAAAAATATCGTAAGGCGTTTCTTGCACAAACAACGTGGCGCCGTTCGACAGATACACGCGCGACTTTGCTTTGGGATCGGCTTCACCCGGCACCACTGCGTGTGCCGCAATCACACAAGCGCGCAACACCAACAAGTCGTTGCCGCCAGCTAACGTCAAATAGATTACGTCCGCGGACATCGTCAGCGACGCGCAGGTTGTCCGCCCAATCCACAATATCCCCCGGCATCTGGAGCAGTTTCTTGATACCAGCGCCAGCACATACAACTGTCGGCAATGCAATAAACATTGATCGGTGTCGATTGATCTGTGTTACCGCGATTATCCGTAGTAACTAGAGTATTTCCGTTCATCACCGTCACAACCTTAGCGAACGGACACCATTTTGATTTTGCTTCGTCAGGTAACATATCCGTTCCTCATTCCAATCGCACCACCACCGCTAAACTATCACCATGTGTCATAGTGCGTAACTGAGGTACATAAATCAAATCCTGACCATCACGACTGAGCCTGACTTCAGTAAAACTTACACTGTCAGCAAAACTTGGATCAGTCACAACGTTGATGCCGCCCTGCTGCATCCACGCGCCGGCATGTGCTTTCAACCGCTCCACCACCAAACCGTCGCGATACAGTTCAGCATAAAGTTGACCCGGCTCCGGTATCCACAACGGACGTCGCGGCATCGCCATCAAGCTCGAGGCGCGCACAATCACTGGCGCGGCAACGACGAAACTGATCAACCCAGTCAAAAAACCACGACGATTGAACATGATGTCACCGATGCTGCGTGTAGACGCGCTTGCACGGATGCCACAGCCCACGATAATCACGCCAGCAATGGCTATGATGCTTCTGCCACTCGTATACAGCTGCTCCGCCGACGAGACCACCCACCACCACGGCAGGAGTCGCGCAGCTAGACAGCAAGATCGACAACGTCAGAACGATCAGGGCGATGCGCATCGACTTCTGGCTTCCATGGTCGCATTTGTTTGACTTCGACCGGCTGTTGGCAGTGTGGACAGATCACCCAATGTGTCACGCACTGGCTCCAGTACTCGACGCTGGGTGAGCGCCTCATGCTGTCACGCAACCAACCATCCATGGCGCAGCGGCCGCTCGACTGTGTCGCGCTCTTCCCAAACACCCTGAGCATTGCACATGCGGATCACCCGCGCGTCGCACTGCATGTAACCCTGTGGAGTGAGGCCCGCGAGTTCCCAATCTTCCATAGTCGGATACGCACCAACCCCCAAGATCACCACCTCACCCACATCATCAACAAACCATAGCGGAAAGGCGCCGAAGGTCTGCGTCAACACCGCGTGCATCTGTTGCGGCGTCTTACCCTTAGTGAGGCGCCAAACCTCGTCCAGCAGCTCACGAGGAAACATCCGCCGACTATATCCCAGCAGTGCGCTCGGAATCAGCGCCGTTGCCGCCAGCCCAACCAGCACCACCCGCCGATCAACCATCCAACCCCGCCTGCAGCTTGCTGCGCAACTCCTGGCAGCGCTCAGTAATGTCCTGCACGATCTCTTCTACCAGTTGATCAGGATTCTCCGCATGGATCACCGCCAGCCCCGCGATCACCTGCGATAAGAAACTCAAACTCTCGTGCACATCGCAGTCGTGCGCCTGCAACACGTCGAGCAGCTCCCCGCAAATCGCCTGCTTATCGGTTTCTTCCCGCGTCATTGTTACCTCCGCCGCAGCGCCACCAGCTCGCGGGTCAGCAGCCGCACCCGCAGCTCCAGCCACGCCACCCAGGCCAGCAACAGGGCGATCGCAATGGTGTCAACCATCCTGCGTCGCAATCACGGGGTCAAGACCGCACCCATACGGCAGCACAATGTAAGCAATGCCATGTGGTGTTGGGGCCACGTACCTGTCATCCCCAATCCAATAGAGGCGCAAGACCGGTTCCGGAGGCTTCCACAACCACATTTCTCGATAGACCATCACCCGCTGCCCGTCTGCGTCGTCATCGGCACATTACCCACTGTGCGTTCCGCAAATAATTGCATCAGCGACAAGGTGACGTCAATGTACCGCGTCGATCCCGGCGTCGGATCGTGGCAACACACCGCGATCAGCTTGCCATGATCATCGAGCTTGGCGAACAACGGCACATACAGATCGCTAGTGTAGACCATGTCGCCCCCGCTATATGCCTACGTCAGTGCGGTAGGTAGCCGCTACGAATCGCACCACCAAAGATTTCTGCTGCCACCCAAAACGCTAGACCCGCACTGATGAGACGATTCCAATGCGGCGTGCCGAGTGGAATACTCGCGAGCACAAAACACACAAAGGCGAAGACTTCAAGAACCAACCCAACGTTAGCCATCGCATGACCTCATCATCATCGAACTGGTTCACCTTCTAACGGCTCACGCCACCCGCCAGCAGCGGCAAAAATTACGATCATCCGGGTCGCCCCTGATAGTGAACTTGGTGTCCGGGTTCGCCTTTCTGAACTCGTGCATGGCAGCGCGCACGGTGTTGGCGCAATTCTGGCCGAAACGGAAGCAAGTGCCGACCAGTTGGCCTTGATTGTTCTGCGTCGCCACCGGCAATTGATCGAACGGCCAATGCAGACGCGCACGCCCGAGCGGCACTGGCACGTCGTGCTCGAACGTGTAAGTCATGTCCTTGCCCAGCTGGCGCCGTTTGGCACCGGTGTTGCCGTCGCGCAGCCGCCGCTGGATATCGTCAGGTATAGGCGTGATCATGTTAAAAGCCAGGGCTCGATCTTGAGCGTCAGGTCAGGAAACTGCGGCTGTAGCTCGGTGACTAACTCCTGCGCGCGCTCCAGATCGCAGAGAAACCAAGTGCCGCCCGCCGCAGCCTCTTCTACCTCATCAATAACATCAAGCGTAACGTCGTCATTGACGCGAGTATACATGCCGAGCACACCCTCACTCTTGTCTCCCTGATAGATCCTGACGACATACTTACTCATGCTCAGGACAACTCTTTCTCATTAAGGTAGAGCAAAACCGTAGGCTTCCCGTACACCCCGTTGGGATATTCCTGCAGATCAATTGCGCCGGCCATCCAGCCATGTCTGATGTAGATCCGAGCCTTTCGATCGCAGAACCCGAGCCGATCAATCAAATGCTGAACAGTCATCGCCTTTACATACTGCTCGGGTTGCTTCTCTCGCTTAGGAAACTCCACAACAGTCATATGCTTAGTGCTCTGTTTCAATTTGCGCCGACGAAAATATCGCCACAGAACAGGCCTCACAACACAGCCAGATACGGCCATCGGAGGCCTCCATGCGGTCGTGATAGTTTGGGGGCACGTCCTTGCCGCAGCGACTGCAAAGCATCGGCTCGCCTTCCTTCCACGGTTTGCCGAGCGGCGGAATGTTCACGGTCACCGGCATTTGTTATTCCTCCCTTCCCTTTAGTACCCAGCCGCTACCAGCGCCTCAATGCCACCCCATCAACCAAGCAGCAACACGATAACGCAACTTGGGCTTGGGCAACATCTCGGCGATCGTGCTGCCGTAAGCTGGATGACCCGGCAAACGCGCACCGGACGGCGTGTCCAACACCTGCTGCAGCTGTTCCTGCACCGGGGCCATGGCTGCATCGACACGCTCGCGCCCGAGCTTTTCCACTTGCTCAGCCCTGTGCCCCAGCTCGTCATACATGCTGGGATCATACGGCGCCACCTGCCCGGTGTTAGCGTCGACCACCACGCTGCGCTTGCTGCGGTTGTCGATCAGCTGCGCCAGCCTAGCCCGCAAGGCTTCAGGGTTGGTCTCGAACAGCATATCAATCAGGATCTGATAGCGCAGGTTGAGATCCTCGGCCATCAACTCCATGCCGTCATAGAACCGGAACGCGCCCATGATCTCGTCGCGCGTGACCAAACGCATTTCTTTGGCTTGCGGCATCGACGCCGCCAATGGCAACGCCACCGCGGGCGCGGCAATGCGCAGCAAATGCCGACGATCCATCATCTCGGATTCTCGCTAAGACGATTTTCTGATTAGGCAGCTCGTGGCGGCGCCAACGCACTCAAATCTTTAGCTTGTGGCTGCGCCGTCTTCACCCATTGATACGCCTGCGGCAAAGTCAAAACGTAACGCTGCATCAACCATAACGCTGCCGCCAACGGCGAATACGTCAACGCGTCACTACAATGCAGCAAAATGTTAGTGCCAGTTTGTCCGAACGCATTGATTACCAATCGCTGCACCGCCACCAGCTGCGTATTCGATACATAGCCGCCCGGCGCCGTGCACAACGGAATGAAGTTACAACGTGAGTCATTGGTATGCTCGGTCAAGCCGACATTGATACAAACAAAACTCAAATTACGCCGGCAGACGTCGCACGTCGTGTTGCTGCCGATCCACAGCCGCGGCACAATGGCGACGCCACCAGGAAGTGCCATTAATCCGGCTCCCGAACCACAGGTAATTCTTCGACGTCGTCGGTGAGACCAGAGCCATGGCACTCCGGACAGATCGCAACGTCATCGTCATACTCGATACGACCACTGCCATTGCAGGTTGGACAAATACGCACGTTAGCCATTGTAACTGACCTGTTGCCCATGCAGGGCTAAAACTTTCTGTGGAATATCAATTGGCAACGGCTGCTCGAATTCCATCCAGCCATCGACATCGACCGATGCCTGCCAGACATCACCGTCAGCCGTGAAGATATACGCCACGCCTTCATAAAGCTGACAATCGATGATCATAAACAACTGCTCCAATATCATTTCGTCTCAGAAAAGTGCTCTTCCATCAACTGAGCCGGAAACGTCAGTGTGATAGTGTGGCCGGCGTGCGAGCAGTCCTCGATGTAGCGGATCACCGGGATTTCCCCGAGCGCACGAATGAAGACGCGCGGCTGATTGGCGTCAGTGCGATGCACCGTCAGCAACTTATTCAAGATGTCCATGCTCACGAATCGATCCCTTGCTGCGCCATCTGCATCGCCTGACTGACCTTTTCCGCCGCGGTTGTGAAATCAGCAACACGTTGACGCACTTCCTCGACCATAGCCAACTGCATCTTATAGATCTGATCCATCAACGCGACGATGCGCGAATTCTGTTCCGACAACGCATTGACGCGCGCTTCCAACTCGTACACACGTTGCCCCAACACATCCAATTGCGATTTCGGCGGCGTCGCCGCGCGTGCAGCCGCAATAGTGATGTCATCAGCATTCATGGGGTCGCCGCCATTTGCTCTACCCATTTCTCGAGCATCCGCCCTACCAGTTTTTCCAACGCGTCGAGTTTGCCCTCGAGCTTGTGTATTTTGTGCAAGACTTCCACTTCGATCTTGTCATCCAACAACTTCAATCGCTGCTGCGCATCCTTTACTTCATGCATTGCATAATCAGCGGTTGTCGGATGATCGCGCGCATCCATCATCAGTCAGTCTCCCCATTCAATTCTTATTCACCGGCACGTCCTGCCATGCCTGCTTGCTACCTGAAAGTTTCGAGATGTCCTGCTCGAGCCGCCGCATGAACTGCTTAGCGCCATCCACAGTCTTAAAAATGCGCTTGTGCACTAACTCCAAACCCGTCCCATCCTGCATGTGAATACGATAGGTCTTGTCGGATTTATAATATACCAGCGACAAAAGTGTACTCAAACCGCCACCACGTTGACCGGCAATAGGTGCACCTGCACCGGATCGGTGTGCGCCCACCACATCGCTTCATAAACAACGTAATAGGTCCCGGGATTGAACGCCGCCAATTGCCGCGCATCATCCATCGCTGATTTGGAATCGGGATACAACGCGTTGCCGGATCCACCGACCACTGCCGTTACGGCCGGCGTGCCGCCGATTGAAGCGTCGAGCGTATCAGCAGGCGTAAACGCAGTAATGATCCAATGCTTGATGACCGGAATTTCTACCATGGCTATTTCTGCAGCCGCTTCCGCCTTGTTTCATCAGCCCAAAAATAACTGGGGTCACTGCGCCAATCCGGCAGCTTCAAATTGTAGCGCATCAATCGCCACTGGCTTTGTTCTTTGACAAAACGGGCAGGCACCAGCGCGCCATTTCTGTCAATGACGTAATCCGCTGGTGCCGCCTGTACAACACGTCTATGCTTCATGGAGCCGGTGCTGGCGTCGGCGTCGGAGAGGCCGGCGTGTTTGCCGTAATCGCCGCGCCCAACGCTGCCGCACTCGTATTCAATTGCTGCGCCAACGCCTCCAACGCACTGCTGTCATTGTTGTTGACAGCATCAGTGATCTGTTTGGCCAGACCTTGTATCAGCGTAATCGCCGACTGTTCGGCATTGGTGTTTGCAGTCACTTGAGCAGTCAGATCGTCGAGGGCAGCCATTTGTCTGTTCTCCTGGGTTAGAAGGTTAGTCACGCTCGCTTGCAAAGTACCTAATTGAAACTGGATCTTTGACAGTGATTGCATCAAGGAATTGAAATCAGCCTGCGTCCAGAAATAAATTCCCCCGATGTTTGCCATGTCGAGCTCCAATTGCCCGGGACCGCTAATACGCAAATGCAAGTCTGGCGTCACTCACGATCCCCGTGGCGCGATGCGCAGCGAGCTCTTCATGATGCGCGCCATATCGTTCAACACCAATTCGATCTTGTCCAACCGCTGCAACACTTCATCGATCGATGGTGTCGGCTTGGCGCGCACGATACCCATGTCCGCCTGAACATGGCCTTCGGCTTGCAGATTGTCTGTCATGGCTCACCAGAGAAAAGCGCGGGGCGCGGAGAAAAGATCTCCGTTATCGACTGGCAATACATATTAAACACAGTCCCATCACACTGTAAACCCCTTACGCTGTCATTTTGGCTGGTTTTCCACCTTATGCCCTTCCAGCCAGCGACACGTCGTCAACAACTCACTCAAGGCAATTTCGTGCGTGCCTTCCTGATAAACGATCGTCGCAATCAAGCCCGCGGCATTGCGCATCGTCACCGCCAGCCGTCCGGTAAGCCGATGCCAATCGATCTGCAGCGGCTGCGCGTCGACCGGCAAAAACGCCAGCCGGCCAGAATTCCACCACACCGAAACCTCCGACACCTGTGGCGTCGCCCAGGTCGCCTCTAATCGCTTTTTCTCCTCAGCAGCGCGGCGCGCTTTTTCTTCCCAAACCCGCCGCATCTCCTCATCGCGGCGCTGTCGCGCTTCCCAAACCTGCTTCGCCTCAGCCAACCGCTGAGCCGCCTCTTTGCCCGCCGCCTCCCAGAGCGCGTCGCGCTCCATCTGACTGTGCCGCCGACTAACCTGCGCCGCTCTATACGCCTCTTGCGCACGCCGCTGCTCGGCCAGCATCGCCTCGCGATCATGCTCGCGTTGCTCGCGCAACGCCTGACGCTTACGCTTCTGCGCATCGGAGTTGAGAAACTTCTTCAGCTCCGCCGCCGCATACGCACGCGCCAGCATCTCTTTCTCGGCCAGCAATCGCTCGGGCGCATTCTTGTCGAGCGGCTGTGGCGCGTCGCTCTCGTAGATCAGATCATACGACGAGCGATCCTCATTCAGGATCGCGCCGCTGCCGAGTTGCCCAGTGGCGCGAATATGCTCGATCAGCTGCCAATCGGATTCATCCTGCACGAACATCGCGCTTGGCGGCTTAGTCAATGTGCGCAGCCACAACGGCGCCCGCGGAGGAATGCTGCGGTCAGTCCTCGCTATGGCAAAATGTGTGGTCGGCCGCATGCCTTCAGCGTGTCATATCTCATCCCCACCCGGAGTAACTGTGATCGTAAGCCACGCCGCCCACCAACTTGTTGAACGCACCCGCGGCCGCGTCGATCTGATCGCGGTAGCGTCCTTGTGGCCAGATCTCCGCCTCGGACACGAAGTCCGCATTCCACTCGCCCGCAACCAGCCGAACGTTATTGTTCTGCACCTGCGCGGCAAACGGTTCCGCGCGCACTTCCTTCGACCCCGTCACCTTGTCGGCATAGGCGACCAAGCCACGCAGGTTCCGGATCGTCGCTTCGGCACTTTCCTTGCCGCCGCTGCCCGGCTCCTGCTCGACCCAAACCTCGTAATTGAAACCATAGCGCTGCGTATCCAGCTGCGCCAAAATCTTGATGCGATCCTCGCGCTCGAGCGCCGCCCATTGCCCACGCGTCACATGGCTGATGACGAACTGCCCGTTCTTCATCTCGTGCATCAGCACCATTGCCGTGTACGCCCCGCCACCCTCGGTGCCGGCCTTGTCGATGTATCTGATCGAACGCTTCACCGAAGCTTTTTCAAACATCGAAATACAAGTCAGCTTCTCGATCGGGAATATGCCGCCACCAACAACAATCGGCCGCTGCTGGAACAACGCTTCCCAACTGGCTTGCGTCAACGCCATCTTGCGCTCGAGCAAGAAATCCAAACTCTTGTGCTCGGCGAACAACGCTTCACCGACCGAACGCAACCCGGCGCGTACGCTCCAATCGCCGTCCTCGGCGATCGCCGTGTAATTGACCACCCGCGTATCCGGAAACTTCTCGATGAAACGCCCGGCCGGATCGTCGACATGCCACCGCGTCAAGATCATGATCATGACGCGGTGGCATGATCATGATCTTGAC